TTCCTCTTCTATTGCTATTAACTCTGACTTAAGTTCATTGCGGTTAATGTTAGTTAATGCAGCTTCTATAAGTTCATCTGTAACTATTTCATCCACCGGATCTGTGACCTCAAGATTTTCTTCTGGTTCAGGATTAATTAAATTTAGAGAAGATAGATTAAGCTTATCAAGATACTCTTGTTTAATAGTAACTTCTTTAACTTCAAATACATCATCATAGTTAATATTTCCGTGAATAGAATGAGTATACTCTTTGTACAATCTTTTGATCATATCTACAGTAAGTAAACCTTTGTCATCAATGATGTTAACAATGCTTTCTGCACTTCTGTTACGAATATCTCTTGGAATCCAATTAAAATAACTAAGCATTGATTTAAAGTTCACATGACTCTTAGTATGAGAGTTACTTATCTGATAAGAATAATTGCTCAATAGCATTTGCAAATAAAGAACACTCTTCTCATAATGAGAGTTTGCCATAATCTCCATAGCTAAAATATGATTGTCACTATCTGAGCTCTCAAACATATTTTTCAATTGCTGAAAAACCTCTTCATCTATTATAGTAGAGTCATCACCATTGATGTTAGTAATTAACTCTGTCTCATTATAAATTGGTTTACCTTGTATTGCATTATATATATCTGAATGGTCTTCTTCAATAGCATAGATATAACCACTGTTAAAGTGACCATGATCCTTTGCTAAACAATTTCTCATGTCTGACCAATCTGAACAAATTTTAGTAGCACCTGATGCAGCAATAGCTGTTTCTAATTTCTCAATATAATACCCGTCATCACAAATTTCTTTGACACGATTAAGAATAAGTTCTGCATCTGCAATATAATACCAATTAGAACCTGTCATCTTACCCATACTGCTCTTACCACTGAATATAATATTGGCTTTCTCTGGATCTCTGACAACTCTAATACCAAGATTTAAAGCTAAATCTTTTAGTTTTACCCGGGGAATATTTACACCAGGTAATAAATATATCATATCTCCTTGTTTAGGGACATATCCTTTTGAATTTACAAAATCCGGAACATCTATTCCTAATCCTTCTATAATTTTTACATTGAATCCATTAATATGACTATGGTTATTGTCACCATGTAATTCTATATGAACGTATTTTTCCATACTTGTTTTATAAAGATTAGGGGAAGTATTACCTTCCCCCATCTTAGTTATTAATTTGTTTGATGTTTGATTAAAGGGGTAAATGTTCTATCACTGTTTTAGCTGATAGCCATCTTCACCACATTTGTATTCTGCATGTCTAGATACTTAATGGCATTTTTTATAATTTCTATATTATCTTTAAAACTACCAAGTGCTACATTACAATGTGCGCATAGTATTCCTCTTGCAATACCTGTTGTATGACAGTGATCAACAACAAATCCTTTCTTATGTTTAACAACTGACTCTTCACATATCTGACAAACCATACCAGCTTTTTCAAATAGTTCATCAAAATCTTTTTTCTTAAAAAATTCTAAATCTTTATTTAAAATACCCTTTTTTTTCCAACCAGCTTCAAGAAATTTTATTTTATTATTTAAATAATAATCTTTCTGTTGCTGCCTTATTTTGTCTTTGTTTTTTTCAGCATATTTTTTTACACTTAAAAGATATTTTTCTTTGTTGTCTTCATATTTTTTTTGTCTTACATCTGGTTTATAAACAGAAGATTTTCTAATAGACTCACATTCTTTACAAGTTGGGATATATCCAAGCTCATGTCTCTTTGACTTATAAAACTCAGATATATCTTTTTCCAACTTACATCTTGTACACTTAATAGTTTTCATAGTAACTTTTTTATTGTAAATATACAATTAATTTTGTTACCATTTATAATATAAAAACTATTTAATTTATTGCCATTTTAACAACATTGGTATCTCTCATAAGAGCGGCAAACTTTACCTTGTTTCCATTTACAATCTCTTTGATCATATAATATCTCAAGTCATTTGTAAATGCTTCACAGTCTGTAGTAAGTTTAGCTAATCTGTCAATAATAGGTGCAGCAACAGAACCTTTCTCAGCCATAACAAGTGAATAGTTTACTAATCTGGTTGCAATTACACTTGAAATATCCGCTCTGAACTCATCATCTTTACCAACTGCACTTGTCAAAGCTCCCATTACATATGCTTCATCCTTGTTAAGAATATCATCCGGAGAAATAATCTTATCTAGTTTATTGTTAATAAACATAGTAAACATAGAACTAAAGTCAGCACCAACAGAACCCTCACCAATCATTTGGATTAGTGGAAGATTATCTTCAAACTTTGGAATAGAACTGATAGCATTAAAGAACGTAGTAATAGCTCTTGGATTAACTCTTTGAGTTACAAGCTCTGGGTGCATCAACATAAAGTTAATACATCTACCATCTATTCCTGCTGTCTCAGCCCATTTACCCCACACATTAACATCATACTTCATCTCTACAGAAATAAATCTGGTCTTCTGAGCAACATCCAAAGAAGTAACATTATAGTCACCATTGTCTGGATTAGTGGTTAAGATTACATGCCAGTTCTTAGGTAGCTTCCAAGAAACATATTCTTGTCTATCTAAGATCTCCATAGTAGCTTGCATAAATCTATGGTCTGCACGAGTATAGTCATCCAATACCAAGAAACCACCTTCACCTTTACCTTGAATCCACTCTGGAGCAGCATGAGCCATTCTCTTATCTACAACAGTAAACTTAGCATTAAGAGCTCCCTGAATCTGAGCTTCATTTATCCAACGCTCTTTACCTTCTTGATTTCTTACCAAGAATTCTTTAACAGGAAAACCAACTAAGTCACCTAATTCTTCTATCTGAGATAAATTAAGCTTTACTACATCCATGTCAAGTTCTTTACCTAACTGCATGATAGCTGAAGTCTTACCAAGACCGGCATCACCTTCAATATTAATTGCCACTGGAACTTTTCCTTGGCTTTGGATATACTGGTTATTTGCAACCATATGGCGGATAAATCCTTTTAACTCTTCTACGTTTAATTGTACTGTGCTCATAGTTTTTCTTTTTATAGTTCTAATTTAATTACATGACCTGGTAAACTTTCATTCATACTTGATCTTTCTGACAAAACCCACAGGACACGTCCTTTTGGCTTTACAGATGTATAACACTCTCCGTCAGTAAAATACACCAGGCTCGTATATTTCTTTTGGTTAGCATTATAATAATCTAGGACCGGATCAAATTCAGTCCCACCTCTACCTTTTACATTTAGTTCATTCTTACCTTTGTATTCTTCTATAGAATTAATACTAGTATCACATTGAACTATTGTAATGTCCACTCCAGCTTTATAAATATGGTGTATCTCATTCATAAATTCAGTTAACTCTGTATCACTTACAGAACCTGAAGTATCAATGGCCAACAACATATGCTGTTTCATTTTAATTTTAAGGCCAGGATTTTCATCATACCTTCTATTCTCTTTTCTTCTAATCTTCTTGGTAAATACTTTAGTACTTGTACCAGAAAATCTTCTGACATAACTTCTCCAATCAAACTTAGGTCTAACTATTTCTTCAATAATTATAACACCTTCTATCTCACATGGAACATTCCCCCGCTTCTTAATAGTTTGTTCTTTAGCATCTGATAAAACTTTTTGAATTTGCTTCTCAATTAGTTTTTTCTCAGCTTCACTAAGATCTTCAAACTCTTCCCATGTACTATGATCAGGAATATCTCCATTGTCTATATTGTCTAGCAATTTATCCATCTCCTCATTCCCACAAGTACCATTCTTGTCCTTCTCATCTTTAAGCTGTTGTAGTTTATCATAATAATATCTACAACCTGCTTTAATATCAAGATCAAGATCTTCATAGTTATTTATATCTATACCTCCAGTTGGCAAATAATCTGGATCAATATACTGATTGATCTCCATGTCCATTGCAACATTAGCAAGCTTTTTGTTCCTAAAAGAACCAAAACTCACTAAATGTCCAAAAGCAATATGCAATAACTCATGCTTAAGCAATCCCATTTGATGCTTCTCACTAAGACTTTCCCAAAACTCCTCATTGATAGCCAACTGATAGTTGATACCATTCTTACTTACACCTGCTGTAGGAAGATCTTTTCTCCACATTTTATTGAGCATAATAAGAAAGAACCCATAATAGGGCTCTCTCAACATTAGCTCTTTACTAATTTTACTTAGACTCTGCTGTTTGTCCATTGTCTTTTAATTTAACTGTTAATTCAAACTTGTCTGTTGGATAACCCATGTTATCCAACATCCTACCAAGATTCATCATAAAATATTCTAGAAATAATTCTATAGAATCTTTAGAAGCATTATTCTTAGTCAGTAATGATAAGATATCACTTGTAGTAGGTTTTGAATCCCATCCACCATTGTAATCATGTAGTTTATTTATTATAAAGTCATAAACCTTTTTACAATCGTCTCCCCACTCATCTAACCTAAAGTTACCGTATCTAAAAATAACAAGTACTTCTCCAAGATTTGCTTCTAAATCTAAATCTTCTAAAACTTTGTACACCAGATAATGATTCTCTTTATCTGATGACTTCATCATACTTACTAAATTCTTGACTTCTTTTTTACTTAAAATCATTAATCTTCAATTTTCAAAGTTTTAATCATCCATTCTGTGGGTGTATTTATATTATCCACCCATTCTTTTGCACTTGGTATATAACCATTGCAATCCTCTTTAACATGTTGTTCTCCAACATATCTTGTATATACAGTTCTACCATCAGAGTTTTTAAAACTTGGTCCAAATACTTTCTCACATTCAAATATTCCCTCACTGTGGTGACGGAACATTCTATGCTTACTATGTCCAATCCAAGCCTTAGTTTCATCAAACCACTCCTCAATAGCTATGTAATCTTCCCATTTTCCTCCCCAACGTCTGGCTGCAGATTTTGCATGCTCAATAGGATGTGACATTATTCTTCTGTTTTTTTAAATAAGTTACCATGATGATTATACTCTTCAACTTTCATGATTCTGATATTGTTATTTACAAGATACTCACCTGAAGGAACTTTGATTAACAACTCCCCATAACCACCTTCATTATTCCACCAATCTTCAATATTATCAAGTATTGTTTCATGGGCAAAATTTTCAATAGTTGCATATGCACTAGAGTTTAGTGTTGCAAGATTCATGTCTTGATTCCATGCACTTACAAGATCAATATCAGAAAAGTTTGCATCTTCTATATCTGTATATACTATATTTTCAATAGCTCCACTATCTCCACTACCATCATAATGTACCTTAATACCAGTAACCCCCTGATCCGCCAATTGGATCAAGACTTCCATTAATTGTTCTTCTGTCATAATTATTTAGTTTTGTAAAACCTGCCTAGAATATTGGCATTTAAAAAATCATCTTTCTCAAGTACCTCATATACAAACTGGTACTTTGTTTCTTGATATGTAAGCTCTGCAGCTGTAGAACATATCCTTAATATTTCTCTATGGATAATAATACCATTCTTATGTGCCTCTTTTAAATCTTTATTACTACTATAATAATTCTTATAGTCTAATTTAGATTCCTTGGTATATTTCTTTAGTCTTCCATCTGTTAATTCTTCAAGAGCCTTCTTACCCATTTTCTTTTTAACAGACTTATAAAAGTTTTTCTTACCAATGTATCTCACACACTTACCATCTATAATAGCGGTCATCATATAAATAAATCCAATAGCTCCTTCTGGAATCATTGAATCTCTAAAAGTTACTTTATTATAAATCCAACTCATAATACTTCTTTTAAAAGTGGCAATAAAACATTTCTGGTTTTCTCTACACCATGCTTCTCTATTGAATCTGATAAATCCTTTTCTAAGTTTAAAACTATGTAATTAAAGCCATACTTAAGTTTATACTTCTCAGCTGCTTTAATCCCGGGCTCATCATTATCAAACAAAACACAAACACCTTTATACTTAGAGCTTATACTGCTCATAATGTTCTCTGGTATTATAGTGTTTTCACTATCTGGTGCAATAGATTCAGAATTACTAATCTTCAATTTGTTATAAGCCATTAAATCTTTAAGAGATGATGTTATAATCAAATATGGTTTATCATAAGTTAGTTGTTCAGAACCCTGAATATAATCTCTAACTTTAATAAATTTACTGTCTTTTACTTTTGGCTGATAAATCTTATAAAGATTCCCGTCCTCTTTAAAATACCCATACATATAATTACCCTTGATAGTTATACTTGACACAACATTATTTTCATCTGTCTTTGTCATCACATAATATTCTAGTGGAACCACATTATATCTAGATAACAATCTAGAACCAATGTGATATTTCATCCAATATTTCTGATCAAGAGTATTCCAGTGACGCATTTCATAATCAGTTACTTTAAATTTACTGTGTTGCTTATAAGACTTTATAGGATTATGACCATTGTTTAAAACATACTGGTTGTAGTCTTCTATAATCTTATAACTTGCAGAACCTCTAGTGGGTAAATTAAATAGACTTTGGACAAGAGCAATAGAATCACCACCATTACCTGAAGAAAAATCTTTAAACTTATAGATACTATTTCTGTCAATATAAATACACATAGAAGGTGTCTTCTCCCGTGGATTAAATACTGATTTCATTTTAATATCTTGTCCTGTAAGCTTTTCTGTTAGGTTAAGATAATGTTCAAATGCCCATTCTCTTGGGACATCAGCTAAATCATATATTAAATTCTTTGTAGAAATCATAGCAACCCAATTTAAGTAAATAAAGGGGCCATTACAACCCCTTTATATAGGAGTTGTTAATCTAAACTAAAATCTGAAGATGTTTTTCCTGGTGTTGGGAAGTCATCATCATCATCACCAAAGTTATCTACTGGCTTTACCTCAAGTTTCTTAAGATATTTTGCTTCATCATATTTAAGAATTCTATCAGAACCTTCATTACCATAAGCATACTTGTTGTTTTCTGCTTTTGGTAACCACATGTCATATGCAGTATAACCAGACTTATTTTCATATTCCTTACCAGCAATACAAAAATCTAGATACTTATCTTTAAGTGGTGCATTGTTACTAAAGTTCTTTACAAAATCTTCAATTGTATTAAACTTGTTATCCTGCTCCTCAAACCAACTCATTATTCCAGTTGCCTTAGATAAGTTAGCCAAGAACATCATCAAAGATCTATCTCTTTGAATTTTAATTCCAGACTTTGTTTGTCCATCAGCAAATGCATACTGACTAGCTTTTACCCGACCAATTTGACCTTTGTATTTTCCTTTGCTTTCATCATCTTTGTCAATCAGAAAACCTTCAAATCCGTCAATTGGTTCTGTCTCAACATTTAGTATTAAGTGTTTTGCACCATCAATAAATTGAAAGTCTTCTAACACTACACTGTTGATTTTTAATGTGTGGTTTCCTGGGGCAATAGTTTTTGCCATTCCACCACCACCATTCTCATTTACTAGATCTTTTGTACTTAAACCCATTTTGTTTGTTTTTATTATTTATACACTTTATTCCAGTAAGTCTTTAACTTACCATCTTTCATCTCAGAAATTATTATTTCTTCATTCTGCAAGTGCTCTGGCCTTGCACCACAAGTCACTTCTTCATTAGTTTTAAAGCTAAGAATGGTTTCATTACCCTTTCTATACATATAACCAATTGCATCTGCGTTAGCACAGATTAGAGATTTTATTTTGCCTGTCAAATCTATATTTGCAGACATAACCATCTCTCCTTTATCATCCACCTGCTTGTCCTTAATGTGACCAGATAGAATAATATGGGGAGCTAAGGTATCAATAAAATCTAAAACTTGAAAGAATGCTTGCCTAACATATAAGTAACCCGCACCATTAGGTAATGTAAGAATACTGTCTCCAGAATAATTCTTACCCATTGGTGTTTGTTTATATAAGTTAATTGCAAGTGGCATAACCATATCTTCTAGAGCTGTCACAGTATCAATAGTAACATATTGATATGGATAACCAGCTTCTTTGATTGCTTTGCCAACTTCTTTTAGCTCCTGAAGATTATTAGCTTTGACTTTCATGGCTTCAACATAGTCTGCACCATTTTCTAAATCAATAATTAAATTATCATCAAGACCTGCAAATGCAGTTGTCTTACCTGTCTTAGGCTTTGAATACACAATTAATCTTTTAGGATTAACCCTGTCAGCTTTTACTTTTTTAGTTGGAAGTACTATACCCATTTTACTTAAATTTTTGTGCTAGTTTTTGAAAACCTTCTGCAATTTGCAAAAGAATGCTAGATACATCTTCATCAGTTTCTTGAGTCTTGAGCTTTGGAACAAACTCTTCCTCAAAATCTGGAAATACACTTAGCTTCTTTTGTTCTTTTGGTTCTTCAGTTCTCTGTGTCTCATAGCTATTGTAAGGAATTTCTTCAGACCCTTTGTTTACACAAACAAGCTCGGAAGTTGGAATAACATATACAGAATATTCATCTCCTCTAGAATTTGTAGAAGTTTTAACTTCATACTCTTCCTTAAAATAGGGATTGTATCTATACTTGAATAGTGGTCTCTCCCAAAACATAGGAATCATGTTTATTTCATGACCTCTTGCATCTCTTTCAATGTCCACTAATTCTACATAGATATCAGTACCCTTGTTTAATTCATTCTCAAAAAACTGAATCTGTCTTCCAAACTTACCCTTGCTATAGAATGCAGTCTTAGCTGTAAACTGATAACCACCGGTTAGTTTTTTTAAAAACTTTGAGTGATGTTCCATCAACTCTTTTTCTTTTTCTTTTCTGTTATACATAATTTTTAATTTTAATGTGATGTAGGTGGTGGATCAACTTCCATAATTCTCATGACATTTCTATCTAACTTGAAGAAGTTCATACCCATAAATCCATTTCTAGACTTTAGTATGTGAAATACTAGTAAATCTGGATCATTAATAATATACCTCTCAGGTCCATAGAATTTAAGCCTTCTATTAGCAGGACGGTTAATACCAAGCACTACATCAGCATGTTGTAATAAAGCATCAGAACCATATAAATCAGAATCTAGAATATAGTTTCCATATGTACCATCTTTAGCTCTTTCTACAGTTTCTACATTTCTGTTTAACTGACTAAGAACCAAGAATGCCACAGGAAACCTCTTCTTCATTTCTGTAAGGGCTTCACCTAAACCATAGAGCATCTCAAACTTATCCTTCTGCCCTTTACCAACCTTAAATAAAGCTGAGTGATCTATAGTAACTAAAGTATTTGTAAAACCATCTTCACTTTTATGCTTCTCCATATAAGCATGAATAGTAGCACACATCTCATCCACTGTACATGGATCATACACCACATCTACTATGTCATAACTTGAAGTACTTTCATAAAATTCTACACACTTTTGAAAAATACCTTTGTCAACAGGTTTATCCTTACTCATCAGAGTATTGTAATCAGAACCAACATTCATAGACAATTTTCTAATACCATTTGTCTCATCTAGCATCTCAAACTGAAACTTTAGTATTCTGAACTTTTGGTCAGGATTAATTTTTATGACATCATTAACCAATTGTTCCATAAATAAAGTCTTACCAGTTCCTGGCCGAGCACCAACAACTGTAATAGTTCTCCATTCTAGACCATCACAAAAAATATTATTAAAATTCACCCAAGCTGTCTTCAATGATTTTAATTCACCATTGTGTCTAGCTTTCATTTTGTAGAGAGCTTTTTTAACAGCATCTCTTTCACTCACAGCCTTTAAAGGGCTCGCATTATTATACATATTACATTGATTACATTAGAAAATCCTCATCAATGGTGGGTTTAATTTGATCATATATCCAATGAGAAAAGGTTATTAAACCTTCTATAAGAATATACTTCCACACACTGAGTTCTACGATAAAGTTATTAATTAATAAATATAGACAAACACTGCCTATAAATCCAAGAAACAACTTTTTTAAGTTTACTACTATCAAAACAATCTTTCTTTAATAAATACTATTTCATCATCTGGTTTGTTTATAATCATTTCACAATAATCAGCTAAATCTGAGTCCCAAGTTTTGTCTGTGTTTTGCTTTCTAATAAAATATTGAGATGTTCTCATATATTGATAACTAATCTCTCTGTATTCCAAAACATACTTCTTTGCAGCTAGTAAAACTGTTTCCCAATCATAATCATAAGTTTCAAAGAACCATCTAAGTGCATTCTCTAAGTTTTTAGGATTAGATCTTGCATACTTACCACTAGATAACTTGATACTAGGAAATATATCAGAATATTTCTTGATGTTATCTTCAAAGTTATCTCCCAGTAAGTTTTTAGATGTTTTCTTTTTAGACTTCTTAAAAAAGCCTTCAATTTCAGTAGTAAAGATAATACTTTTATCTGTTAATGTCAAGTCATCTTTGAGCCAACCATCATTAATTAATCTTTTAGTTTCTAATTCTTTATTGATAAAAGAATACGGAACTACTTTATTCTTAATGCATTGTAATACATAATAACTATTAGGTGTTATTCCCTCTTTGACAAATTTTAAAAATATATCTTCCATACTACCATACTATTTTTTGACCATTATTTTCTTCTACAAGTTTAGATATTTTATTAAATATATCATTACTATCCCATTTAGAGCCATTATAAGCAGCAGAAGCAGGATGTTTAACACTAAACTTATAGTTATTATTCCCAGTAAGGACAGACCATTCTTCAGCTTTTTTACCCATGTACACATAAATTAATTCTTTATTGTGATTATTTAACCAATCTAACATATAAGCAGTAAAAGGTTTCCATATATCATAATGACTACCAATCTTACCTACTTCAACTGTAAGAGCTGTATTAAGCAT